AACTAAAGCAAACATCATACTGTTGAATGCGTTCAGGGAACGGATGGAGTTCCCCAAACTAAAGAAGGTGGCTATAGAGCAGTACGAGAGTTGGGAACCAGACTCCATCATTGTGGAGAAGAAAGCATCCGGTGCGCCGCTGATCTACGAGATGCGGGCGATGGGGATACCGGTGCAGGAGTTCACCCCCACACGGGGTAATGACAAGATAACGCGGCTTAATTCCGTGTCTGACTTATTTGCTTCTGGTATGGTATGGACACCAAACCGCCCTTGGGCGGAAGAAGTTATTGACGAGGTAGCAAGTTTTCCGTCAGGGGAACATGATGACTACGTGGATTCTGTGTCACTGGCACTAATGCGATACAGGAAAGGCGGCTTTGTAAGGCTACCCTCAGATCAGGAAGATGAGATTCGGTACTTTAAACAACGTAGAGGCGGGTACTACTAATGGCTATTGAGAGAAGTATGGTTCCAGCCCCCCAAGGGGAAGCAGTAGAAGCAGTAGAAGCTATAGAAATTGAAATAGAGCCGGACGTAGTAGCGCTTGAAGACGGGAGTATGGAGATTACTCTTGTGCCGGATGCAATGAATACAGACATTGATACTGCTCCGTTTGATGCGAACCTTGCAGAATACATGGATGAGGGGCAATTAAATCGTTTATCCAGTGAATTAGTAGAAGCGGTAGACGGGGACATAGGCTCGCGTCGTGATTGGGCTGAAACTTTTGTTAAAGGACTAGAGGTTCTGGGCTTTAGTTATGAGGATAGGACTGAACCCTGGGAAAATGCCTGTGGTGTGTACAGCACCGTACTGGCTGAAGCGGCTATAAGATTCCAAGCAGAGGCCATGAGTGAGACATTTCCAGCCGCTGGCCCGGTAAAAACACAAATATTAGGTGAAATAACGCGAGATAAAGAAGACGCAGCTTTGCGCGTTAAAACCGATATGAACTACGAGCTTACGGATGTCATGGTGGAGTACCGCCCTGAACACGAACGTATGCTATACAGCTTAGGATTAGCAGGATCGGCTTTTAAAAAGATTTATTTTGACCCCAACCTCGATCGGCAGACCGCAATTTACATTCCAGCCGAAGATATGATCGTCCCGTATGGCGCATCTAACCTGGAATCAGCCGAACGTGTCACGCATGTGATGCGTAAAACCAAGAATGAACTGGTAAAACTCCAAGATGCGGGGTTTTATAGGGAAGTAGACCTTGGTGATCCGGTTGCTTTTACTACAGATATAGAGGAAGCCAAGGCTGAACAGGCTGGAATCTCTCTTTCTACGGATGATCGCTACGCCGTTTATGAAATTCACGCAGATATAGTGATTGATGAGGTAGATGGGGCTGATAAAGACGCAGATTCGCTGCAAATAGCCAAACCTTACGTTATTACTATTGAAAAAGGCACCGCAACAGTACTTGCGGTACGCCGAAACTGGAATCCTGACGACCCACTAAAGCTAAAGCGTCAACATTTTGTACACTACGTGTATGTTCCAGGGTTTGGCTTCTATGGTCTTGGTTTAATTCACATTATTGGTGGTTATGCACGGGCTGGAACGTCCCTGATACGTCAATTAGTTGACGCAGGAACGCTTTCTAACCTGCCAGGGGGCCTAAAATCCCGTGGAATGCGTGTAACTACGGGTGATACACCCATTGGGCCGGGTGAATTCCGTGATGTGGACGTACCGAGCGGGTCAATTAGGGAAAATATCCTGCCATTGCCCTATAAAGAGCCAAGTCAGACCCTTTTGGCGCTATTAGAGAGAATTACTGAGGAAGGCCGTAGATTAGGGGCTATTTCTGACATGAATATCTCCGATATGAGTGCAAATGCACCTGTCGGGACAACATTAGCTCTACTAGAGCGTACCTTAAAGCCAATGGCTGCAGTCCAATCGCGTGTTCACTATGCGATGAAGCAGGAATTTAAACTGCTTAGGGCGATTATGGCTGAATACGCACCCTTAGAGTATGGTTATGAGCCTGACCGTGGTACGCCTCGCGCCCGCCAAGCGGATTATGCCACGGTGGAAGTAATTCCTGTCAGCGACCCCAACAGTAGTACGATGGCACAACGAGTTGTGCAATATCAGACAGTACTACAGATGGCACAGGCTTCCCCTGAAATCTATGATTTGCCTCAGCTACATAGGCAGATGATTGAGGTCTTAGGCATTAAGAATGCGGATAAGTTAGTTCCAACAGATGATGACATGAAGCCTGAAGACCCAGTTAGTGAGAACATGGATGCGTTAGTGGGTAAACCTATAAAGGCATTCTTGTATCAGAATCACCAAGCACACATACAAACTCACCAAGCCTTTTTAGAAGACCCGCAGATGGCTGCTACTATTGGGCAGAACCCAATGGCAAACCAAATTGTGGGAGAACTACAAGCCCACATTGCAGAGCACACGGCCTTCCTATATAGACAACAACTAGAGCAAACCCTAGGGCAAACTCTACCACCGCCTAACGAAGAACTACCTGAAGAGTTTGAAGTTAGACTGGCGGGTCTGATCTCTAAAGCAGCTATGCAACTTACTGCACAGAAACAAGCGGATGCTGCACAGCAACAGGCACAAGAGATTGCTGAAGACCCCATCATTCAAATGCAGCAACGTGAGCTGGCAATAAAAGAACAGGACGCGCAGCGTAAAGCAGCGAAAGATGTGGCAGATGTGGAGCTTGACCAGGAACGTATACAACTCGATAAAGAGAAATCAGCAGCGAATATCGTATTGGAAGCGCAACGTATTGCTTCGCAGAACGAAGCGGCTGAAGCCAAAAATGATATGGAAGAAGCGAAAGTCATTATTGATATGGCTAAAGCTGTTGACGAAGAAAAACGAACTAGAGCAGAAGCGCATCGTGATGCGTCTGAAGCCTACCGCGATGACAGAGAGGATAGATAATGGCTAAGACCGTCTTTGACGTGCTAACAGATAAACTTACAGACCACAAAAGGTCTAGCGAAGACTTTATACGATCCGGTGCAGCTAAAGACTACGCCGCTTATAAAGAAGTGTGTGGTGCTATTCGGGGTCTTGACACCGCATTACGAGAAATAAGTGACCTCTCGCGCAATTATATGGAAGACGAAGATGACTGAAATGACCGCGTTAGAAAAGAAACGTAAAGAAAAAATAAGAATAGATGAGATAGCGCAAGAAGCCTTAGATGATGCGCTTATCCCCAAACCTGTAGGGTACAGGCTGCTTATCGCCTTACCGAATGTGGATGAGACATTTGGTGGAGAGATAGTCAAAGCTACTAAAACTCTGCGGGATGATTACATTCTTTCTACTATAGGTGTGGTACTCGACATGGGGGAGCAAGCTTATGCAGATAAAGATAGGTTCCCCACCGGCCCGTGGTGTAAACAGGGGGATTACGTAATGTTCCGTGCCAATACTGGCACCAGGTTTAAGGTAGGCAGTCAAGAGTACCGTCTGATGAATGACGATTCTATTGAAGCCATTGTTGATGATCCGAGTGTAGTGACTCGTGCAAACTGAGGAATAAATTATGCCAATGCAACAAGTAGAGTATGAATTTCCTGATCCTGATAAAGCTGAAGAAGGAAAGGAAGTAGCCGTAAAAAACGCCGAAGAAACTTCGGAAGTAGAAGTAGAGGGGGCTGTAGGCCGTGAAGAGATACAGAAACCTAAGAAAGAACCTACAGAAGTAAAAGTTGTAGACGAGGACAAAGTTGAAGTTGAAGTAGTAGACGATACTCCTAAAGCCGATAGGGGCCGTAAGTCTTCTACTCCTCCTGAAGAAGTAACTGACGAAGAGTTAGAAAACTACTCGGAGAAAGTTAAAAAACGTATTAAGCATTTTAGCAAGGGCTACCATGATGAACGCCGAGCTAAAGAAAGTGCAGAGCGTCAAAAGGAAGAAGCTATTACCTATGCCCAGAAGCTTGTGGAGGAAAATAAAAAGCTTAAGGGTAGTGTAAACCAAAGTCATAACACTTTAATTGAGTCAGCTAAAAAACAAACTGAAAGTGAAGTGGCAATAGCCAGTAAAAAATACAAAGAAGCATATGAAAGTGGGGAGCCTGATGCGATTGTGGCTGCTCAAGCAGAATTGAACAGAGCGCAGATACGCTCCGAAAAAGTAAAGGGGTTAAAGCCTCGTGCTACTACAGCAGAAGCAGCTTTACAAGCGCCACAAAATCCTGTTCAATCTCAATTAACTCCAACACAACAACCTGTTAAAGACGAGAAAGCTGAAGCATGGCGTGAAGAAAACGCTTGGTTTGGCTCTAACGATGAGATGACAGCGCTAGCGTTGGGATTACATACAAAATTAACGAAAGAGGGTACAAGCCCTCAATCAGATGAATACTACGAGAAAATTAATTCTCGGATGCGACAGTTATTCCCCGATGAGTTTGACGAGGGGATAGAAGATGAACCAGTAGAACGCAAGCAAAAATCGAGCAATGTGGTTGCACCCGCTACGCGGAGCACGTCACCAAAGAAGGTGACATTATCGCAAACACAAGTAGCTCTTGCGAAACGGCTAGGTGTATCACTGGAAGACTACGCCCAACAGGTTGCTGAATTGATGAGGAAACAAAACTAATGGAAAACAGACTAGACAGAGAACTGGACACCAAAGAGAAAAAGGTTAATAAACCTGCGTGGAAAAGGCCAGAGCTATTACCTGACCCCACCCCACAAGACGGTTGGACTTTTCACTGGGTACGTGTCAGTACCAACGGACAGCCTGATCCTACAAATGTTTCTTCTAAACTACGAGAAGGATGGGAGCCATGCAAAGCCTCAGATCACCCTGAGATTCAGTTGGTGAGCATTGAGAATGAGCGCTTTAAAGACAATATTGTCATGGGCGGTCTTATGCTTTGTAAAGCACCCCAAGAGCTTGTTGAAGAACGTAAGGCTTACTATAAAGAATCTAGTGAGGCCCAAATACGTTCTGTAGACAATAATTTAATGCGAGAGTCTGACCCTAGAATGCCCTTGTTTAATGAGCGGTCTTCTAAGGTTACTTTCGGTAAAGGTTAATATGTAGGAGGTCTATATGGCTAGTACAGCCGCCCCTTATGGGTTTCGACCCATAAACGAAGTGAGTGGTACTCCTTATGCAGGAGCTACTCGCAAGCTACCTATTGCGTCCGGTTATGGTACTAATATTTTTTATGGCTCAATCGTCATAATCAATGCTACAGGTACTATTGAACTGTGTACGGATATAGGTTCCGCAGGTGACCCATTCCCCGCCGGTACGATTGGCGTATTTATGGGTTGTTCTTACACGGACTCGACTATGGGTTTTGTTAACCGTCAGTACTGGCCTACGGGCACAGTAGCTTCTGATGCGTTGGCATTCATCGTAGATGACCCTGATGTTGCTTTCCAAGTCCAAGCTGATGCAACAATGGCCCAAGCTACATTGGGCATGAATGCACCGCTAGCAGCAGTTCAATCCACTAGCACTGGAAGCACTGCTACTGGTAATTCAAATGTTGCTTTGGACGCAACTACCGCAGCCACTTCCGGCATTGCCTTTAGAGTTGTTGATTTTATTGACGCTCCGGGCAGTGAAGTAGGTGATGCGTTCACTGATGTGGTGGTTAAATTTAACCCCGGATCGCATTCATACACCAGCAATACCGGTACAGTCTAAGGAGATTGACAGATGGCTATTTCACGAGCGCAACTCCTCAAGGAACTACTACCGGGTTTGAATGCCCTGTTCGGCCTTGAGTACGCACGATACGGCGAAGAAACCAAAGAAATCTTTGAAACAGAGACTTCTGACCGTTCCTTCGAGGAAGAAGTAAAGTTGTCAGGTTTTGGTGCTGCCCCCGTTAAAAACGAAGGCGCTGCCATACAGTATGACAATGCACAGGAAACTTACACAGCACGTTACGTAAATGAAACGATTGCTATGGGATTCTCACTAACCGAAGAGGCTATTGAGGACAACCTATATGATTCGCTTTCTGCACGTTATACGAAAGCATTAGCTAGAGCGATGGCTTACACCAAGCAGGTTAAAGGTGCGACCATTCTAAATACTGGCTTTGCTGGTGGCCCTACTTATGGGGATGGTGTTACTTTGTTTAACACTTCTCACCCCTTGGTTTCGGGCGGTGTAAACGCAAATACTCCAGCTACTGGTGTTGATTTAAACGAAACTTCTTTGGAAGCGGCGGTTATTTCAATAGCAGCCTGGACTGATGAGCGCGGTCTGTTAATAGCAGCCAAACCTCGTAAGCTTGTTATCCCACCTGCGTTGCAATTCGTTGCTACACGTTTGATGGATTCTGAGCTTCGAGTTAGTACTGCTGATAACGACATCAACGCAATCCGCAATAACGGTACAGTTCCAGAAGGTTATACAGTTAATAACTACTTGACTGACGGTAATGCGTGGTTCTTGATGACTGACGTTCCAAACGGATTGAAGCACTTTATCCGTACCCCAATGTCTACATCTATGGATGCTGACTTTGACACTGGTAATAGCCGTTATAAGGCTCGTGAGCGATACAGCTTCGGCGTATCTGACCCACTTGGCTGCTACGGTTCTCCCGGTGCTACCTAAAGGGTTCTCCCCTAAAAATCATAACTCCTTGATTTTAGCCCCCGCCTAGTGCGGGGGTTTTTTATTGTGTTAAAAAAGTTTTTTGCTATATACTGGAATCCTACCGGGACTAACCGGTATATCTGACAGCGCCCGGCTGACTTCATGCAGACAGATATACCCTAACTCGCATGAGAGGAACTCATAATGGCTAGAACAACTTTCTCCGGCCCTGTCCGATCACTTAATGGTTTTGTTTCTGCTGGCCCTGGTGCCGCACAAGAAATTGATGCTGACAACACTACCTTAGAGCTATCAATTTTCCCCACACCTACATTAGATTCTAGTAAAAATCCTACTGGAGCGATCACCGCAGGTAATGCGGGTGTTATCAATGTTTATGCTTCAACTAACGGCACAGGTGCAGGGCAACTTACACTTCCACCGGTACTGGATACTGTGCCCTCAAGTACTACTCCACCGACTGACCCTACTGCACCCGATCAGCAAAACCAGCTGGGTGCACAGATAATTGTCATTAGTGGGTATAATCTGGCTAATAATCTTGTAATTAAGCCGTCAGGGTCTGATGTGTTTACAGGGTATGCAATGTCTGTAGATTCCGCTGGCCTTACTAAAACATTCCTAGCTACACCGGGTGATACTACTTTCACTTGGAATGGTGGTACTACGGGTGGGGATATAGACAGCATCATCAAATGTACGATTGTTTCTGCCAACACATGGTATGTAGAAGCAGTGTGTTTTGGAGCTGGTGGTGGGGCTGGAGCTACTCCATTTAGTGCTTAATACTAATTTTAAGGAGTAAATTATGGCCGATGCACTTACAAGCCAAGTAATACAGGACGGTGGGCGTACTGCTGTCCTTAAATATACCAATATCAGTGATGGGACGGGGCAATCTGCTGCTGTTTTAGTTGATGCTTCGGGGTTGGCTGCTGATCCGGTAACGGGGCAAGCTTGTAACGGGGTTACCCTTCAGACTATTACTTTCTCCAATATTGGGATGGGGGTAGAACTGTTATGGGATGCTACCTCTAATGTTCCTTTATTGAATCTACCGCAGGATTGGGAAGACACTATCGACTTTTCAGCTTTTGGGATTCCTAATAATGCGGGCGGCGGTAAGACTGGAGATATTCTAGTTACTACGGTTAATCATACGGCAGGGGATACTTATCTTCTGGTTCTTACAGTAACTAAAAGTTATGCGGCTCCCTAATGCCAAGTAAGAGTAAGAAACAAGCAAAGTTTATGGCGGCAGTAGCTAATAACCCTAAATTTGCTAAGAAAGCGGGAGTACCGCAAAGTGTAGGACAAGAGTTTGCTAATGCAGACAAAGGTAGAAAATTCAAACGAGGTGGTACTATGCCTACATATTATGAC